TGGTAGCCAACCACAATCAAATACTGGAACATTTGGTAGCCAACCACAATCAAATACTGGAACATTTGGTTTTGGTAGCCAACCACAATCAAATACTGGAACATTTGGTTTTGGTAGCCAACCACAATCAAATTTTAGAGCATTTGGTTCTATCAAAAATAAATATTTAAAATATAAAGAAAAATATTTTATTGCAAAAAATAATTTTAAAAAAGAACAATAATCAAATTAAATAAATCCATTTAAACATTTTTTACATATATTAACTATATTAACTATATTAACTATGTGTGGAATTTGGGGAGTAATTAATTCTGATATAATTGAAAAATCTCAACTAAAGAACTGGTTAAGTTTATTTGATTCTATAAAATCTAGAGGGCCTGATAAATCAACAATTATGCATATTGAAAATATTGTTTATGGATTTCATAGATTAGCTATCCATGATTTAACTCCACTGGGAGATCAACCATTTATTTTTGTAAAGTCAGGTATCACATATTTATTACAAGGCAATGGAGAAATATATAATTATAAAGATATAGCAGAAAAATATGGTTTTTCAAGTGATCTTAAATCAGACTCAGATTGTGAAGTAATTATGCATCTTTATTGGAAACTAGGATCAATTCAGGCAGTATGTAAAGAGTTACGAGGTGAATTTGCATTTGTTTTAACTGAAATAAATCCCAATGGATCAACACAAACACATATATCCAGAGATCCTATTGGTGTACGTCCTTTATTTTATTCTTATGTTAATGTACCAACTTATACATTATATTCATCAAATCCAGCTCCTATTAAAAGAATTATGTTTGGATCGTTACTTTCTGGAGTGCTAGATCCAGAAGCATCACAACCAGAAGTTTTCCCTCCAGGTAAAATTTTAACAATAGGATCAAATGTTAGCTTAAATTTTCTCAAGTCCAGTTTCACAACTTATTATACATATGATTATAAAATAAGTAATAGTCCTAGTACTAGTCTATATTGGGAAATTACATCTAGACTAATAAATGCTATTAAAGTTAGGCTAGATTCTGATAGACCTATTGGAGCTTTGCTATCAGGTGGACTAGACTCTTCTTTAATTTGTGCAATTGCATCAAAGATACTTGGAGTTAATAATCTTAAAACATTTTCTATTGGGATGTCAAAGGGTACTGATTTGGAATATGCTCAAATGGTAGCAGATCATATTGGATCTTCACATACAGAAGTTTATTTTACTCCAGAAGAAGGATTAGAAGCAATAGACAAAGTTATAGATACAACAGAAACCTGGGATATTACAACCATAAGAGCATCTGTTGGTCAGCTATTATTAGGTTCATATATATCATCAAATACTGATATTAAAGTTGTTCTAAATGGTGATGGGGCAGATGAAGTAGAAATGGGATATTTATATTTTTATTTGGCACCAGATTCTGATTCAGCTCAAAAAGAATCAATCAAACTTGTTAAACAGATACATAGGTATGATGGATTACGAGTTGATCGTTGTATATCAACCCATGGGTTAGAAGCGCGGTTACCATTTTTAGATCAAGATTTTGTTGATTACTATATGGGAATAGACCCTGAACTAAAAATACCTACTAAGACAAGAATGGAAAAACAGTTAATCAGGGATGCATTTGGAACTTTATATCCAGGAATTCTTCCGTCCCAAGTATTATATAGAAAAAAAGAAGCATTTTCAGATGGTGTTTCATCAAAAGAAAAATCATGGTTTGAAATGATTACAGAATGGATTGAAACAAGAGTGACAGATAAAGAATTTGCTATTCGAGATATAAATCACTATGGGGCATGCAAGTCTAAAGAATCATATTATTATAAAAAAAGATTTAATGAGAAATTTAATAAATGCGTGATAGAATCAAATGATGTAATACCTGGTTATTGGTTACCAAACTGGGTAGAGACAGGTGGAGAACCATCAGCAAGAGTATTACAGGTTTATAAATAATTTGAAAAATAGTTTTTAATTATTTTCATATAAAAATAATATTGTGTTATATTAATTATAGTACAATATGATTTCACCAACATATCCAGAAGAATATTTTGATATTGATTTTTTATCTCAAGTTCTGTTTGACTATTTATATGGAGAAAAATCTACAACAAAATGTTATGAACTTGATGAGATTGATTTAAAAAATATTAATATTAGTAATGTTAAATTAGTATTAGACAAACTAAAACAAAAACAGTTAGTTAATAGTATATTTAATGCCAAGATGACATGGCTATGGAGAAAAAAAAATTTATATACATTTAAAAGGCAAATGAATGTATATTCAACTAATGTCCAAATTAAATTAGTTTCAGATTATGAAAATACAAACTCACTAAAATCACCTGAAAATATTAATTCATTGGCTACTTTCTTTTTGAGTGATTTGGTTGTAACAAAAAAAACCAAAGGAATACTTTTGAACTTGATGAATTTTGATATTACATTAGATTTGCTAACTGATTTTTTAGATAATTATCCAGAATTATATACAGATTTTAAAGATATTCCTGATAAAAAAAATAAACTACTAAATATAACTATTTATGAACATTTTTTTAAAACAGATATTCTTTCAGAAATTGCAAATGATCTCACATGGCAACAACTTGAATCAATTATATTCCAAGTAGCACATACTTTAGCTTTGATACAAAATGTATTTCCTGGATTTAGAAAAAATAATTTGACATGTGATACTATCTTACTTTATAACAAAAAACCAAAAAAAAATTTATATAAATTAGATTCAGAAGAATATATAGTGTCAGATGAAGGATATGAAGTTAAAATTGGATTTTTTTCAGACACATATATACCTAAATATGTTGAAAACGATGATTTGGCTGAAAATAAAAAAACTTTAGATAATACTTGGGATATACTTATGTTTTTAAATAATTTAAAACAAATTATTACTTCACCAGAAACAAAAGAAAATATTAAGAAAATAATTGAAAATATACAAAAAAATAGTAAAAATATTATACTTTCTAATATTATAATGAATCTTAGTATACAAAACGGTGGTAAAGATAAGCAAAGCAAGAGTAGAACTATTAAAGGTGTCCGTTATTTATCAACTGATAACTCTGTTTTTCTAAAATCAGAATCTAGAAATATTGAAGATTTGCCAGACTCGCTTTCATCTTTAGATTCTGCTTCATCCGGAGGATCTTATAAATATAGTGAAACAAATCAAATGGGCCAAATGAATCAAATGGGTCAAATGGGACAAATGGGCCAAATGGGTCAAATGGGTATGAATCAAATGCAAATGGGACAAATGGGTATGAACATGCCTATGGGTATGCCTATGGGTATGCCTATGGATATGCCTATGGGCATGAATGGTGTTCCACAAATTAATCCAGTAGCTATGAATCAAATAGGTCCAAGATCTACTTATGGATCTGAATCAATGGGATTAAGTTCTGGTGTTACTAATGATCAACTTGTTAAACTTGGAATAATGGCACCATCTTCTGCAATGGGCAGTCTACCAAGATCTGCTGCTGATAGAATGAGCATGGGTCAAATGGGTGGATCTAGTTCTGTTGAAGAATTCATTGATATTAATGGATTGGCAAAGTCTAATTTTTTTTTTTGAAAAATAATGCTAGACAAATGAAAGGAGGTGCGCGAATTATTCCAAAATTTAATGGATTAATAAATGATCCAGCAATAACTAATGATGAAAAGAAAGCAAAAACTGTATTCTTTAAAGATAAAGAACAACAGGATAAAATGAAAGAACGAATGATAAAACCAGATGAACCACCAAAAGCAATAGTTGAAATGAAGGTAATGGATAGTATTTTAGGTTCAAACAATTCTAAACCAACCCCCACACCAGTATATCCATCAACAACTGTACCAGTCCCAAATCCTTTTACTTCTCCTATTGCATCAACATATATGGTTCCATGGAATTTTAATGAATTTAATGTTCCAATAGTTAAAAAATATAATATTTCAATTCAAGGTGCAGATGGTGAGTTAACATCAACTGGAGAAATATTTGAAGATATTCTTCCACCAACTCAAGTTACTCATAATAGAATGACAACTTTGGGTGAACGTCAGATACTCTATTCTTATATTCGATCTATCCTAGTTAAAAAAGGTGATGGTGAACAGATTGGATTTTCAGATTCAAAAAAATCCAGACCAGAAATTATTAACTTGTTATCATATATGAAAATGTTAGAAATTAATCCTTATCATTTTTCTCGTTTAACAAACAATCCTTATAGAACAATGCCAGATAATTTTGTAATGTTTAGATCATGTTATCCTATTAGACTTTATAAAACAGCAAATTTTCTTATGTGTGCAAAAGATTCAGTTGGAGCAAATGTAAGAATTTATGGAATGAATTTATATGATGAACTAGCAAATAGATTGAATCATGGTGCAATTAAGAAGAAATTTTCAGATGTTTGGAGAGAAATAATGTGGTATCAATACATTCGTGAAGAAATTCTTAAAAAGAAGTTATGTCCTCACTTTCCTTTCATGTATTCTTATTATATAACATCAAACTCGGGTTTAGATTTTGGCAAGCTAAAGACTCTTAAACAATCTTATGTTGATAAGAACTTTGAATATGAAAACTCGAATCAGATCCTAAAGAACAATATGTTTTCAGATACAATTAGTTCAATGATAACATCAGATAAAACTCATGGACTTGTTCTAACAAAAGATAAAATGGCAGATTATTTAGCAACTAATACTTCAAAATCTGCTATTGATAAGATAGAAACCCAACATAAATTTGAATATTCTGATGATAAAAAAGTTGTTATATTTGATTTATCAAATTCAAAAGTTGAAATAGATATTAAAGCTAGATCTTCAAAATGTCTAGTTGCATTAACAGAAGCACCAAATCAAAATATAATTAATTGGTCAACTCGTGCATATGTAATTGATGAAGGACCAATCCGTAAACAGTTAAATACAGGTATTCATAATGAACTAACATGGATGAGTGTAGTATTTCAGATCTTAGTTGCATTTCATGTTATGGATTTGAAAAGAATAGCAATAAAAGAGATGTCATGGTCAAGAAATATATTTATTAAAGATTTAGATTCAGATAACTCAATTGGCTATTGGAAGTACAAGATAGGTGGTTTCGATTATTATGTTCCAAATATGGGTTCGCTTGTTTTAATTGATTCATGTTTTGATGATTTAAAGGATGGTGTAGGTTTTGATGCAGTAACATCAGGTGCAAATATTAAATTTAAACTAAATGCAGATATTTTTGGAGATTCTGAACCAACTATTAAATATGCAGGAATGGATTTGCATGTTACTGAAAATGATATTGACAAAGTTATGATAGATAATTTTAAAAGATTATTCTCTTCTAACGTATTTTCTGTAGAGTTTTCTAATTATGGCGGTATTAAACCACCACAATCTATTATTAATTTATTAAGTGCAATTGGTGATGCAAATTATAAAGATCATAAGGGTAATGGTAAACCAGATGATCTACTTGATGTTATTTTAGATAATTTCAAGGAATTTTTACATAATAAGGTTGGAAAAGTTATTACTGAAACTGAAAAACCCCAATTATATCCAGGAGGAACTAATGTAGATCAATGTAAACGTGGTGAATTAGTAGGAATTAATTTTAATTATGAATCACTATCATATTATTGGGGTATATACATTGGAACATCAGGAGATGGTGATCATCGTGTTTTAACAATTAAAACAAATACATCTAATGATACAAGAGATCTTGATATTGTTAATGTACCAGAAGGAGAGATTGCTCGTGTACATGGAACAATTGATCAAAGTTTTAAACCAGATCACAAGTTAGCAAGTGAAGAAGAACTTCTTGAAACTTATATAATTTCTTATTAAAAAATTAACTTAATTTTAATTTTTTAACAATTTACAATTTTTCCATTCAAATCCATTAAATAAGTCGATACTTCCAGTTCTGGATAAGCTTGAGATATTAGTTCTTCAAATTTATCAAAATTATCTTTGTGAAGTTCTATTTCTTCTTCTCTAGAAATTTTTGTTTTATTATAAAAAATTTTATAAGCCCCACAATCCAAATGATCTATCACAATAATTTCCTTAATATTATGAAGTTTTTTTGCTAATCCAATATGATCATCAACTGTTTTTTTCCAAGATTCATATTTAGTTTGGTTATAACCTAGACTTCCACCGGCCAAGATCAATTCATCATAATTATTATTATAACCCTTAGAATTTAAGAAATGTACAGCATCATCAATGAGTCTAAAATCCATACATGTGATGACTAGGGCTTTTGCAGTATGTGCTGTTAACTGGTCTTGAGTTCGCATTGGTGTGTACATCACATAAACACAAATTAATAAAATAATTAGACCTGAAACTAGAGTTTTCATTTAAAATATATTATATCAATAGAAAAAAAATAATCTATCTATATAAATCTATTTAATAATATATTTATGTTTTACTAGATTGGCTCAGATTAGAAATATTTTCTAGAGGGCCAAAAAAAATCTCTCTCTCCCGCTAAAAAATCTTGGTTAAATTTACAACAAATTTAGTTTAAATCAAAAAAATATTTTATATAAAAATGTATATTTTGGTTAAATATACAACAAATGAATAAGGTATTTGGTTAAATATACAACAAATTGTTAAATTTATAACAAATATATAAAAATTATAATTACTAATAAATATTCTTGGTTAAAAAAACAACAAATATATTTATAACAAATTTATTTATAAAACATCTAATCTTAATAAATCTGTAAATTGTAAAAAATAATTTCAATCAGATATTTATAGATTATAAATATTTTCTAGAGGGTCAAAAAAAATCTCTCTCTCCCGCTAAAAAATCTAATTTTTGGTTAAATTTTTCTTAAATATAATAGATTAAACGGTTAAAATTTTCTTAAACGGTTAAATTTTTCTTAAACGGTTAAATTTTTCTTAAACGGTTAAAATTTTCTTAAAATATTAAAAATTAATAACTATGTAAACAATAAATTCAGTTAATATTTTCTTTAGTTTAATTTATAATCTATATAAATCTGTTAATTAATCTATTTATATTTAATTAGATCAATCCAGATTAGAAATATTTTCTAGAGGGCCAAAAAAAATCTCTCTCTCCCGCTAAAAAATCTTTGTTAAATTTACGTTAAATAAGATTATATTTATATACATTTTTTTATATTTCAGATATATAATAGATTAAAATAAATTGTTAAGAATTACATTAAAATTGTTAAGAAAAACATTAAATTAAATAAGATGACTTTGTTAAGATTTACATTAAATTGTTAAAAAAACATTAAATTATATATTTTACCGTCTGTAAAGATTTAAAAAATTCATTTAATAGACTGGTATAGATTATAAAAACTTTGTTAAATTTGCAATAAATATATTATTAAATAGATTTCTATCTATATAAATCTATATAATAATATATTTTTGTTTTACTAGATTGGCTCAGATTATAAATATTTTCTAGAAGGCCAAAAAAAATCTCTCTCTCCCGCTAAAAAATCTTTGTTAAATTTACGTTAAATAAGATTATATTTATATGCATTTCTTTATATTTTAGATATATAATAGATTAAAATAAATTGTTAAGAATTACATTAAAATTGTTAAGAAAAACATTAAATTAAATAAGATAACATTGTTAAGATTTACATTAAATTGTTAAAAAAATATTAAATTATATTAGATTTAAAAAATATTTAAAAATAAATATACTATATTTATAAATGGAAATAAATTGTCCAATATGTGGAGATTTTCATGATTTTAAAAGACTATTAATATGTGATTATTTATTTACTAATGTAATAAATAAACGTTTAAATCCAATACAAATAGAAGATAATTATATAATAAATAATTCTATTACATTAAATAAACAATATAAATGTTTTAATTGTGACAAAGTACTTTCATCAAAACAAAATCTTGATAATCATTTATTAAATGGTGTTTGTACAAAATTTAATAATTTTAAATGTATGAATTGTAATAAAATCTTTACAACTAAACAAAGATTAAATTATCATATTAGTAATAATGTTTGCGAGGAGTTAGAAAACAAAGATAGTAATCTAAATAAACAAAATCCTAAAAATAAAAACATAAATAATGGAAATATACACAATGGTAATCAAAATATCCAAACTAATATAGGTACTTTAAATATTAATCTGAATGCGAATACTAATCAAATTCAAGATATGGCAGAAATGTTGCCTTTTAGAGATGCAAGTTACAAAATACCTACTAAAAAATATTTAGAATATGTGAATAATCCAGATCAAGCCATCAAACAGTTTGTTAAAGATTATCATCTAAATCCCAATAAACCAGAAAGACAAAATATTTTAAATACTAATAGAAGAGACAATCGTGTACAACTATTTGATTTTGATGAAGATTTTATTTGTAGATGGCAAACCAAAGATAAATCTAAAGTACTCGAACTGTTATGTGATCGTGGGGTTAATGCTCTATTCTTTGCTAAAACCATGTTATCAGCCGCAGGTATCAAGTTAGATCCAACCAAAGAGACCGAACTAAATGCTAAAATAAAAGAATATGAATCTTCAGATAAAGTTAAAAAGAAATATATAGATATGATAGGAGATCTAACATATGATTATAGGGATATGGTTGAAACAAATAAGAAAAAGTATGATGGTTTAATCTGTAAAAACTAAAAAATTGATTTATTTTATTTTTAGCTATTAAGTTTAACTCTAGCTATCAAAAAAGTAAATGTCCAAACTAATTAATTCTCAACTAATAGCCCAAGCTCCACAATTAATTAAATCACAAACAGTAATTACAACAAATGGATGGATCAAATCAATTAGATCTCAGTCTACAATGTTTTTCATAACTGTGTCAGATGGTTCAGATGCACGGGCTATTCAGATAGTTGGAAATAGTTTAGAATTTCCAGATATTATTGGTGAGTTAACAACAGGTACAGCTATTGAAGTTACAGGAACTATAACTCCTCATCCTAGTATATTTGATTCTTGGGAGCTAACTCCTCAAACTATTAAATCCCATGGTCCAATTTCAGATGTATTATCATATCCTATTGCAAAATCAAAGTTAGGAATTGATTTTTTACGTGGGTTACCCCATTTAAGATCAAGAACAAATTTCTTTTCAGCAGTTAATAGGATTAGACATCGGATGATGAAGGCAACACATGATTTTTATGATGAAGAAGGATTTATACATTTGGATCCAAATATTCTAACAGTAAATGAATGTGAAGGTGGAGCTGGTGTATTTACTGTTACTGAATTAATGGGTACAAAAGTATCAGATATACCATCAACTCCTGATGGTTTAATTGATTGGTCTAAAGATCATTTTAAACGTAAAGTATTTTTAACAGTATCATCTCAGCTTCATTTAGAAGGGCTAGCAATGTCAATGGGTCGAGTTTATACAACAAACAAGAGTTTTAGAGCAGAACATTCTTTAACATCAAAACATGTTAGTGAATTTGCTCATTTGGAGATAGAACAATGTTTTACATCATTTGAAGATCTAATGGCAATAGCAGAAAGATATGTACGACATGTGATGACACAGATTTATACATTATGTGCAGAAGATCTAGCTCAACTAGTACAAGTGGGAAAATTTAATTCAGAATTTGTTGAACAACAATTTATGCAAAGGTATGCGGAAGTACTAAGGCCAGATCCTTGGACAAGAGTAAAATATGCAGATGCAATTGAACTAATTAATCTAAATAAAGAAAAGCTAGGTGAAGAACTTGCACCCGAGTATGGTCAGGATATGAGTTCTGCATGTGAAAAACTACTAACAGAGCACTTTGGTGGGCCAGTATTTTTAACCCATTGGCCTCAATCAATCAAATCATTTTATATGGCGCAACTAGATGATGGAACTTGTGAATCATTTGATTTGTTACTTCCAGGGGTAGGAGAATTGATAGGTGCATCTCAAAGAGAAACAGATTATTCCAAATTGCTAGAACAAATGGCTATCAAAGGAATAAATCCTAAGGGTTTAGAATTTTATACTGATTTAAGAAAGTTTGGAACAGCCCCACACGGAGGATTTGGCTTGGGTTTGGATAGATTTTTAATGTACATGACAGGGATGAAAAATATTAAGGATGTGATTCCGTACCCAGTGTACTATACTTCATGTAACTTTTAAAGTTAAATTATTTTATTGTAAAAATTTATATTAACTAATATTAATTAGTTAACATGGAAAACTATATTAATATAAATGGTTATAATAATATTATATATATAGATCTAAATGGAGGTAGCAATTTGAATATAGATTCTGATGTAAAATTTCAGTATGGTTCTTCTCTTACAAGGATGCCAGGGCTAAAGCCAGATAATATAACTAGTCAACAATTTGCAAATTCTCCAGTTGGTAAACAAATAAAATCAGAAAATATGGGACTAGTACCAGCAGCCCAAACAAATGTAGATAAAGCTACTCAATTAAAAAATTTAATTAATAAAAATACATCATCAACTGAGATAAAAAAAATAAAAGATGAAATTATTAAAATTAAGGATCAAGCATCTCAAAAAGAAAAAGCAGAAATAGGAAAAATTATTGGGGAAGTTTCTAATCAAGCATCTCAAAAAGAAAAAGCAGAAAAAGCAGAAAAAGCACAAGCGAAAACACCAGCAGCCCAAACAACAACAGTAACACCACCACTACCAACAAAAGTAGCACCACCACTACCAACAAAAGTAAATGTAGCACCAATACCAACAAAAGTAGCACCACCACTACCAATAAAAGTAAATGTAGCACCAATAGTAAAAACACAACCACCATCATCTACACAAGATTCAATAAATAAAATAGTTAATAATACATCAACATCTAATAATAATAAAATTAAAGCTTTAGAAGGTTTATCTAAAAAATCTAATTTAAACATAGATGAAAAAAAAA